GTAGGTAGTGGTGTGCCAGAAACAGTGGTTGACTGTATCTCTAAGCTGTAGTCTATGTCTATAGGTTTACCTGATGAATCAATGATGTCATAAAACTGAACATAGTTGCCATAAGCAATCCTACTACCTATAAGCTCCTGTGCTTTTGCTTTTAATGGTACATTGTCAAATAGTCTTGTAATCTCATCAGGAGGAAGAACTGTGTAAACCTTACTATTGTCAAAGGTGTTGGTAAATCTTCCGTTAACATCAATACCCAAGGATGGATTAGTAAGGATGTCATCTATAGTAAATGACTCAATAACATTAATGTTGGTGCCAGCCGTATCTCTAAATAACAACTGAACCTCTTTTATTCTAGGGTCTGGAACCCAAGCACCACCTGATAATTCCCCGTTGATGTAATAATCTACACTAACCTCATTATAACTATTAGTCATAGATGAAAAAGAATCATCACCAATTACATATAAAAAAGGTGACGGCTCAAATGCTGTAGATGAGAATGGAGATATAGCACTATACTCATCGTTCTCGTACTTATACCTACAAGCAAACTGTAGGAACTTATACTTTAAGTTATTCTCCTGGAACTGTATAGCTGAATTAGTTAGTGTTATGTTTGGTGAGTTTATCCATCAGTAGGATAATACTTAGCTACATTTAATCGTCTTGGTGGGTTTATATTATCTGTCCAAAACAACAAACCATCTATAATGTTAACACCAGTAATTAAATAGCTGGGGTTAAATTTTAGTATTCTATTCTTAGTGTCTTTAAGTAAAACTGTAGTTACACCATTAATCTCATTATATTTAAGTACATAATCAAAATCAGTGTCAGCAACAAACCAGTAGATATTACAAACCAGTAGATATTATTATTAGCCTCATCAGCTACAGCACCTATAGTCTTAGCGTTAGCGGTAAAGGTTTGATTAGATACATTGGTATTACCTTTTATGTTCTCTAATGCACCAACACCTGCACCTTCAGATGCAGACACTTCGACATTCAACGCATCTCGATACTGACCGTCTGGAATCAGACGTTCATCAAGACCTTTGTTCATAATACCTTTTATGAAACTTTTAATTAACCTCATTTAATCCACTTATCTCTGCCTCTTAGAGTCATCAATAATCTCCCAGAGTGCATATTGCTTAATCTAATCTTAGCGTTTCTAAGTTTAGCCATTTTCTCTTTCTTAGCTCTCCTTACCACATATTCCTGGGTGTCTATCTTATTATCTAAAATAGCCCATCTAACGTAGCTATATATGTAGTCCTCTGCTAATTTATTAATTGTAACTGAATCATCATCACCATTCTCCATACCATCAGATACATACTCTAGTACTATAGACTGAGCATTAACACCTGAGCTAAAGTTAATAACACCTGATTGTTTATTAATTCTAAAGCTGTCGTTTACATTAGCCTTAGAGGTGTCTAATCCGTAGTATCCACCTATTCCATAGCTAAAATACCAGCTTCCATCTACACACCAACCCCACTGTCCATATCTTAAACCTGACTCTAAAAACTGTTGCTTAGGTAGTCCAGCTAATCTATCTCTGTCTAATTGAGATAGTTCCTCCTCTAATACCTCACCATTCTGGTCGAATAATAAGTTACCATTATTATCCTGAAGATATTCATTAGCGTAGTTAATCTGACTGTTCTCATGTAGTGGAAATAATATACCATCCTTCTCTACCGATATACGTACATAGTTTACGTAGTCAGGAGGGAGTATAAATCTTAAGTCATCACCAACAGATTGCTGTAATACCTTTATGTTCCTTAATGCATCGTAGTTAATCTCTTGAATACCTCTCTTAGCGTGAAACAATACGTTATACCTAGTCACATTATTAACCAACTTATCATCACCTACATACATTAACATAAAATTATTAACGATATCCTTTAGTGATACGTATTGGTACTCTCCCCAGTTTGCATTCTGAGGTACTGTACCTGAGTTGGTGTAGTATTGATAGTTAGTTATGTATGCCATTATGTTTCTTTTTGGTCGTTAATAGCTTCCTCTTGTGATGCAAATGCTGTTACAGCTGCCTCTCTAATATTAACACCAGCGTACTCCAGTATCTTAAAGACCAGAGTATCTTGGTCTGAAAGAGGTAACTCAAAGTCTTGGTAATCGGCAGCTGACTGATTAAATACAGGTGAGCCAGATACTGTATTATAGGTCCACTTAGGGTCAGATGGATAGCGTACATATAGAACATCTATGTTGTTTGTTATGGTTGATGGATATACTATTATTGAATTACCTGGTGAGGTAGGTGTTGGTGATGAATTACTAGCTCCTGTTAAGTAATACGCAGGGTATGTAGTAGTTGGAGCTGTAATGTTTGACATTACCAGCTGGTTTATTTTATTCTGGTTTACTCTCTCTACCTCAGTAGTAGTATTATAATAAACCACGTTTAATGTGTACCAGTCTGTAGGTAGTGTAAAAGATGTTGTTCCACCAACATAAGTAAGCCCTGTTGCTTTCTTAGTAAATAAATCTATAACCTCAGCTAGTTGCTTAGGAATATCTGCATAACCACTATTAGATAATCGCTTATTCTGTAGGTTTAATGCATTCTTGTAATCATAGAAATATTCCTCGAATAGTTCAAGTTGAGCCTGCTTTGCGAACAGGTTAAACTCTTCAGGAGTTACGTAGCCATTATTATCCTTATTAAGGATTGCCATGACTGTATTTCTAACCTCATTAATCATTTAAAATTTCTTTGATACAAAGATAAAGAAAAAAAAGGGACTTAGCTAAAAAATTAAAATTAACCAAACCCAATAGCTGTGATAGTTTGTGGAGGGTTCACCACTTTTACTACCCCTGTTTTATTATTAAAATAAGACAATACCACGGTATCCATAATAGATTTACATACCGAATTAGTAGCTGAATCTGCATTATGGGTGATTGTTAGTTGGTCTGTTGCAGTATTAGCTGCTGTTCCTCCATCCACTACTAATATTGTTTCTGTAGAAGAGGTGCGTATACATGTGACAATTTTATTTGAATTTATAATGCAATTATCACTTGAATCAACAGGTATAGATATAAAATTACTCATACTGCAAAGATAGATAAAAAAAAGAGGACCTATAAAAAGTCCTCTTAATTAAATTTACTAAAGCTTTTACTTAAGCGTTTATAACACTTACTGGAGCTTTTACTAATACAACATCAAACACAGGGTTTGTCCAAGATGTTTCTAATGCTGCCTTTACCGCCTCTTGAAGTTGCACTTGCACATCAAAACCTACTTGAGCAGCTGTTTTAACTGTTGTAGTTGTACCATCTTCATACTGAATAAGTGTGTCTACATTTGTTGCAGTTGCAGCACGAATAGTTTTTATACCATTAATACTCACTAACTGATTTCCTTGAAACGCTGCTACTGCTGTTCCTTTTAAGTTTAAATACTTTTGCATAATAAAAAAATTTATGAGTTAATAAAGTACAAAGGTAATAAAAAAAAGGGACTCGAAAGCCCCTTCTTTTAACCAATAAACATAACATGAATTATGAATAAACAAACACTTACCTATACGTAAGTTTTTTTAAAAGGTTACGTTTTACTTTAACTTTTTTTCTAACATCTTCATTACCTCTATTCCCTCATCTGTCTGAAGGTATGAAGCTAATGCAGATACTGGCTCTTCCCCAAAAGGAACAGTCATCATCTTTTTCTTGTTATCTTTTAAGCCAAAGTAAATATCCCTCTTATTATTTCTTAGGGTTACTAAACCGTTACTTAAAGCTTTTTGAGCTAAATCCTGAAGTTGTAACATTGGGTCATCCAACATCTCTAAAAACTCTACAGGATTGTTTCTTGAATATAACCTAACATCTCTTTTTATTTCTGCACTACTCATTTTCCCAACCCTTGAGCCCATAAGCACTCTAGCAATAGATTCAGCCATTTCAATAGACATTTCTTTAGCCGCAATCTCTGCCTCTAACTCAATATCCATAGACTCCACATCATCAGCGGCATCTTTTTCTGTATTTACCTCCTCAAATATTTGTCCAAATCCTGGATGTAAACTTAAGAACCATTGTAGTACAGGGTTTGTTTTAGGAACCGTTAAATATCCATCCTCGAAAACTACAGGCTCTAATATAGCGTTATCATCCTGCTCATCCTCAAAAGGTGTTTTTTGGTTTCTTGCATAACGAAGAGGTCGGTTAACTCCTTTCTCTTCATCAAAATGTAGTAGTGGGTATCTTCGTGTGTTTCTTGAAGAAAGCATAAAGCTTAATGGGGTTGTGCTAGCCTTTAGCACATAGATTTTGTCTTTTAATTGTAATTTCATTTTATTTAATTTTAAATTTAAAAAAAAGGGGAGGGATTAACCTCCCCTGTATTATTTCTACTTCTTAGCTCTTAAATAAGAAGAAGTTGTTTGCACCTAATGTACAAAGTGCTCTCTCAGAAAGGAAGTTTACTTCCATCGCATCAAGGTCACTTGTAGCAGCACCGCCAGCAGAACCTGTTATCCAAGTTTTGTAACGTCTGTCTTCAGTCTCAGAAGCTCTGTATCTAACGTGTAAGAAAGGTCTACGAGCATTTTTACCCATAACCTGGTCGTATACATTAGTAGAACCAGCTGGAACTAATACACCATTTACTGCACCTCCTGTTAAACCACCTCTTAAGGTAGCATCGTTAAGGTATTTCCAATCAGACTTGTAGAACTCATATCCTCTTTTGAATCCTGAGAATCCAAGGTTAAGTGCCATTTCTTCGTCATTGTCAAACAATCCGTAAGAAGTACCACCTGCACCGTAAGAGTTTTGAGCAGCT